TCAATCGTGACAAACTAGCTTACCAAACTTCTCAATGTCGCTTTTCAGGAACAGCCCGTGATGTGCGGGGTCGGGAAATCCGCACATGCGCTTTTCACCTGTGCGCCGATCACGGCTGTTCCAGTTACGGATAGTTTTCACTGAACGGCGAAAAAAGGCCGCCGTTTCCTCAAATGTCATGTATGGCGATTCCATATCTACTCCTTTGGCGGCTTACCGCGAATAAATGCGATGATTAATAAAAGGGTCATACGTGCCGATTTATTCTGCTTTACCAATATGCCTCCACGTTTTCCGTCTTTTGATCGCGAGTATCGTTGAAGAGTTAACTCCGAATTTCTTTCCCAGGAACGTGTTGTTATCTGATGATTGCAGGATGTAAAGGACATCCTTATTGGTTAGCTTTGAGTTGGGGGTGGTTTCGCCAGCGTGTACGAAAGTGCGACCTCTCCCATCTCTGTCCCTGATATTCTCTTGCTGAGTTCCTATCTCAAGGTGGGCAGGGTTTATGCAGGGAGGGTTGGCGAACTGAAAGAGCCAACGGTCGAAGCGTTCGGCAATTACGTTCACGCCTTCATGAGCAATGCCAAGCCGTTTTACTTCGGCGATAACTCATCAGGCTGGCGGGCCAGCTTCGATTACCTGCTGCGTAGCGACACACTAACTAAAACCAGGGAGGGAAGCCTGTGAGTGAATCAATCCTGACACCACCACACAGCGCTGACGCAGAGCAGGCAGTCATCGGCGGATTGATGCTTGACGGCGGCGACGATCGGACGCAGAAGGTTATGGCGATGCTTAAGCCTGAAAGTTTCTTCAGCGCTTCACACGCAATCATCTTCAGCGCCATCCGCGACCTGCTGACCCGCAACAAGCCCATCGACCCACTGACGCTATCTGACGAGCTGGAAGCTGGCGGCAAGCAGTACGGCGGCTTTGCTTACCTGGCTGAGATGACGAAGAACACTCCATCAGTAGCAAACCTCGTTCACTACGCTGCCGTGGTGCGCGACAAGGCGATGGAGCGCTACGCCATCAGCAAGCTGAATGAAGCGACAGAGATGCTCTACAGCAGAAACAGCATGACTGCGGTTGAGAAGCTTGAGTCGATCACCATGCTGACAAGCCAGATTAGCGACTATGCCAAAACCGGCAAACGCCGTGGGCTGCGTTCCTTTGGCGACGTAATGGACGAGTGGGTTACCGACCTGGAGAAGCGCTTTGATCCGCAAGGTGAGCAGCGTGGCATGAGCACCGGCATTCCTTCACTCGACCGCATGCTGGCACCGAAAGGACTGGTGAAAGGCTCACTGTTCGTTATCGGCGCCCGCCCGAAGATGGGCAAGACCACACTCTACAGTCAGATGGCTATCAACTGCGCGCTGCGTGAGAAGAAGCCCGCTCTGATGTTCAGCCTTGAAATGCCCGCTGACCAGATTCTGGAGAAGCTGGTAGGGCAGAAGTCTGGCATTAACCCGAGCATCTTCTACATGCCGGCCACGGATGAAGCTGACGACGAGTATCAGGGTGATTACGACGCTGATTTCACCCGCGCCACCGAGACAGCTAACCGCATGCGTGAACTCGAATTGCTGTACATCGATGACACTCCGGGAATGTCTCTGGCTCACATCGTTGCTGAAGCCCGCAAGGTTAAGCGCGATAAGGGCTGCGTCGGAATGATTCTGGTCGACTACCTCACGCTGATGACCGCTGAGAAGGCCGATCGTAACGACCTGGCATACGGGATGATCACCAAAGGCCTCAAGAACCTCGCCAAAGAACTTGGCTGCGTTGTTGTGCTGCTGACTCAGTTGAACCGCGAGCTGGAGAAGCGCGTTAACAAACGACCGTTACCGAGCGACTCACGCGACACCGGGCAGATTGAGCAGGACTGTGATTACTGGGTAGGCATCCACCGCGAAGGCGCTTTCGATGAGAGTGTGCCGGCGGGTGAAACAGAGCTACTTCTGCGACTGAACCGCCACGGGCCAACCGGTACGGTTTTCTGTCTTCAGCAGAACGGCGCAATTCATGACATGGACCAGGCAGCGGCGCGCACCGAGCGTGATTCACGCCAGCAGCCGGGGAAAGGGCAGAAACGGGGAGGTGGGTTTTGAAAATCATCACATGGCAGCACAAGCCGAAACGCTCATTCTGGTTCCGCATCTTCGGCTACGGCCTGAACATCATCAATCGCGATTTATACCCGGCACCATTCTCCATTCGCAACGGATGTCGCAAGGAAATCCGAGTAGGGCGCTGGGGTGTGCATGTGCTGCGCCGCAAACAATTGGGGGTCACCAATGAAAAAGCTAACAGCAGAAAAGTGCAGAAGCGTAATCGAAGGCTTCAAGTGGATGGCTGCCGAAGGTCCAGGTATGTCTATTCGCGATGAATACGATATTCAGGCTTATGAGATTGCACTCCCCATACTGGAGCAGCAGGAGCGGGGTGAGGGGTGGATTGAGTGGAAGGGTGGCGATTGCCCAGTTTCATCCGAAACTGAAGTTGAAGTCAGAATGAGGGATGGCTATGTCGGCATTGCGCCGGCCGATACATTCCGATGGAAATTAGCAGTACGCGACCAATTTCCAGCCGCCGACATCATCGCCTACCGCATCATCCCGGAGCGGGCCATCAATCAGAACGGAGGGCAGTGATGTGGGTGACTGGATTAAGTGCAGTGAGCGTGAACCATATGAGCTCGCAAGCGTAGTTGTTTGCTATGGACACATGAAGGAGATCACTATTGCATTCAAGGAATCAGGAAACTACATATCTGACGGAAAAGTAATTTGTGCTGAGATGGTCACTCACTGGCAACCATGTCCATCACCACCGGAGGAAGCATGACAAACAACGATGAGCTGGAAAGGGAGCGGTTTGAAGGAAATTGGTTATCACGTGGAGGTGAAGCTACTGACTTAGAGCGCTACCCTGCTGGACACGTAGAGCCAGGTTCAGGCGATGTAGGTGGCACATATGTTTGTGACATCCTCCAAGGGCACTGGCAGACATGGAAAGCATCACGCGAGTCCATCGAAATCGAACTTCCTGAATATGCAGATGCTGAAGATAAAGCAGAAATGCTTGAGATGTGTCGGCAGTCTGTGCATTACGCAGGCTTAAAAGTTAAAGGTGAATCATGAGCAACGTCGTTCAGTTCAAACCTAAGCATCAACCCCTCAAAGACTCACGCTCAGCAATACTGACAGCCCTCAAAATGCTACGTGAAGGCGGGCACAGTACGCAGAGCATTGACCTGTTGTTGAGCGCAGCCGCTGACAACATCCATGACTATGTGGAGACGAAAGAAGGGAGGTAACAGTGCAGGACTTTTGTTTGCACACAACGACTCTCGGGCAATTCACCAGACTCATCTTCGACCTCGTTTCTTCCGGCAAGAAATACCGCATCAAATTCTCAGAATGGCGTGACCAGCGCAGCATCCCTCAGAACTCCCTTCAGCACATGTGGTACGCAGAGCTGAGCGCTTATCTCATTAAGCGCGGCAAAGCCTTTGCTACGCCTGAATGGGTGAAGGATGCGATGAAACATACCTACCTGGGCTATGAAACGCGGGAAATGGTTGATGTGACAACCGGTGATAAAACCCAAATCCAGACGCTACGGCACACATCGAGCCTCGATACTGCCGACATGCATTACTACCTCACACAGGTTGAAGGCTGGGCGCTCAATGTCGGTTGCAGGCTGACTATTCCACGCGACAGCGAATACCAGAAACTGAAGGATAAACAGAATGAGTGATTACACAGGAAGCAACACTCCGATCGACATTCGAAATCTTTGGCAGACACCTCCGGAAATCGCAGCGGCATTACACGATGAATTCAATTTCACCCTCGATGTTGCGGCCAGCGATCAGAACCACCTCTTCCCCATGTACTTCACTGAGCGGGATAACGGGCTAGCTCAGTCGTGGTCTGTTCCTGGCTTATCAGGCTTCTGTTGGTGCAATCCACCTTACAGCGATATCACGCCGTGGGTTAAGAAAGCTGCCGATCAGAACAAGTTTGGATGCGTTGGTACGGTGATGCTTGTTCCGGCTGATATGTCGGTTGGCTGGTTCCGTGAGGCTCTGCTTAGCGTGAGTGAGGTACGGATCATTACCGGTGGGCGCCTGTCCTTTGTCCGCGCAGACACAAAGCAGCCGGTTAACGGAAACAACAAGGGATCAATGCTTCTAATCTGGCGCCCGGTCGCAGCCGTCACACCGATCACCACATACGTCGATCGGGAAGCACTGATGAATTATGGCCGCAAATTATCAGAAACAGTGAGTAGGAGCGCAGCATGAGAAATACATGGAGCCGCGAGCATCTCGACATTCTGGCTCGCGATTACGCAAACGCATCAACAGAGCTGCTGGCAATCATGTTCGACAAGCCTTATGAGCGCATTCCATCTACGGATGTTCATCGCACAATCACAGATCTCACTGATGCGGTGTCGCTTGATACCTGGAAGAAGTCCGTTAAGCCGTACTATGACGGCCTGATAGGCAAGGTGGAGATGGAGGAATCATGGGCTAATGCCGCCCTCAATCAGGTAACTCGATAGCGCAATCAGAAATAGCTCATTATTTTATCGTGGGCTATTTACTTTTCCCGAAGCTGGGGATATGATTCCTAACAGTTGAAGTTGCGCGCTGTTGTTTGACGCGGTAACGTAATCCAGTCAGTTCCATCGATTTGTGATAGTCAAAGCGCCCTGCGGTCTCACCAACTGCGAGGGCGTTTTTAATTCTGCACAACAGATAAGCGCAATCCATGACGCCGGAGCCAGCGGGTGATATTTCCCCGGGAGGCATGGGATATAGGGGAGTGCGCTTTTCGTTGTGGTGTAACTCAATCGGTAGAGTAATACATCAACGCGACCTTGCCATGCTGGTCGTGGGCGGTGGAGTCAAGATGTTCTATGTCCAGCGCTGGTGAGGGTTCGAGTCCCTCCACTACAATTTTAATCGTCTCGTAAAGTGAGCCGAATAACCTCATATAATCGGCTCATCCCCTCCCGGGGATAAGATTCACCGCATACCCTGCAGCGGATAAGTAACACTACTAAACTATTTCAAATGGCTCACTTCGGTGGGCCTTTTTTGTGCCCGCGGTTTGCTCCCGCATCCAACCACCCCGAGACCTTCAGAAACGAACCTGAGAACGCTGGCTTGCTGGCGAGCTTTCGGGTGTCCGCGTTCTGAGCAACAGGTTTGTTTCTAAAGGAATACGCTATGAAAGACCCATGCAAATCACGGCTCGACGAGCTTTTCACTTACAACCCAGAAACAGGCTCCCTTTTCAGAAAGATTAGGGTGAGTAACTGTCCTGCAGGAGTTGAGGCCGGAACGCTAAATTCCGGTGGGTATAAAGTGGTCTGGGTTGATAGGAAGGCCATGGGTGTTCATCGAATAGCATGGATTATGACACATGGTCAGATTGAGGATGGGATTGAAGTTGACCACATCAATGGCGACAGCGCTGATAGCCGTTGTCGCCAACAAAGTTAAATCCCTTTTTACACCGCAGGAAGCTCCTGCAACAAACCACCAAACGGAGGGCGACATGCCTTTAACCACTGAAGAGAAACAAGAGCTGATCACCGAAATCGGTAAAGGCCTGGCTGCCAACTTCGCTGATGCGCTGAAGCCCGTGACCGAACAGATTCAGCAGCTGCAAGCGAACCAGAAAGAACTGTCCGATAGCCTGACAGCCAACTCACGCGCAGAAGAGAAAACCAAGCGTGATGCAGTTGCCGCGGTGCACGGTGAAATCGTGGCGAACGCACTGCAGGGTGAAGCGCTGGATGCGATGTTCAAGTCGCTCGGTGAAGCTGCGCCGCTGGGCACCAATTCTGCCAAAAACCCACCCGTGACCGGCGCACCTGATCCGGTCGCTTACTTTGGAGGTGCTGCATAATGCCACGCTATCGCCGCGTTAATATCGACGGTCAGTCTCTGTACAAGACCGAAACCCGCGCCACCGCCGCTGCACTGCTGCCGGGCACTGCTGCTGTCATCAACGGCGACAATGAGTTTGCGCAGGCTACCGCGCTGGCCGGTCGTCTCTACATTATCGACGTTGCTCACCATCAGGGTTTGAACATCACCGAAGCTGTACCGGCCGGTGATTCCGCGGTGGGTAACTACGTCGAAGAAGGCCGCGAGCTGGCTCTGCTGTGCGTGTCTGGCACCTACGGCAAGGACGACCCGATCAAGCTGGGCAGTAATGGTCAGTTCACCAAGGCGACCGCAGACACCGACTCGGTGATCGGCTACAGCCAGGACGACGCCACCATTGCGGCCAGCACCACCGATTTCATCCGCGTGCGTATGCGCGTTGGCACCGTTGCCGCAGCCGCTGGCGCTTAATCAGGAGCATAAGAATGTATTTTACCCGTGAAACACTGGCTGCTAACAGCCGCCTGCGCGGACACTGGAATGAGCTGTGGGCTAACCGTGACATCTTTAACGCTCAGCACGACATGATGGTCAATGCGTTCCGTACGCGCATGACCCATGAAATGCTGGCGGCGAATGCCATCGGCGGCTTCACCCGCGAATTCTGGGCTGAGATTGACCGCCAGATCATCCAGATGCGCGATCAGGAAATTGGCATGGAAATCGTCAACGACCTGATGGGCGTTCAGACTGTGCTGCCGATCGGCAAAACCGCCAAGCTCTACAACGTGTCGGGCGATATTGCTGATGACGTATCAATCAGCATCGATGGTCAGGCGCCGTACTCATTTGACCACGCTGAATTTGGTTCTGATGGCGATCCCATCCCGGTTTTCACCGCGGGTTACGGCGTCAACTGGCGTCACGCTGCAGGCCTGAGCACCGTCGGCATCGATCTGGCGCTGGAGTCGCAGTCGGCGAAGATGCGCAAATTCCACAAGAAGCGCGTTAACTTCTACCTGAACGGCGACTCAAGCATTGTGGTTGATGGGCTGCCGGCGCAGGGGATGAAGAACCACCGCAACACGCAGAAAATCAACCTCGGTAGCGGTGCCGGCGGCGCTAATATCGACCTGGCAACGGCAACACCGGCGCAGCTTCTTGCTTTCTTCGGTCCGACCGGCCCGTTCGGCCTGACAGCCCGCACAAACAAGGTGACCGCCTACGACAAGCTCTGGGTGAGCCCGGAAGTATGGGCCAACATGGCGAAGCCGTATCTGGTGGATATCAACACCGGTACCAATGCGCTGCTCAGCGGCACCGTTCTGGATGCGATCAGCAAGTTCATCCCGGCGAAGTCTATTCAGATGACCTACGCGCTATCCGGCAATGAGTTCCTCGCCTATGAGCGTCGTCAGGACGTGATTTCTCCGCTCGTCGGTATGGCTGTTGGCGTAGTGCCGCTGCCTCGCCCGATGCCGCAGAGCAATTACAACTTCCAGATCATGTCTGCTGAAGGCTTGCAGATTAAGAAGGACGGCGAAGGCCTGTCCGGTGTGGTCTACGGCGCAAACCTGGCTTAAGGAGAAATCATGGCTGATAAATACGAAGTGATTAGGCCGTGGCACGGCGTGACAAAGGGTGATGTGGTGCAGCTGGAAACATTGCATCCATCACTTAAATCACACGTCCGCAAGCTTTCTGATAAAGCATCGGCTGATTTGGTTCCGGCAACGCCTAGCGCCACGTCAGACAAGCAGGCCCGCAAAGATGCGATCACTAAGCGTCTTGATGAGCTGGGTATTGAGTACAAAGGCAATCTCGGCGCTGACAAGCTGGCAGAGCTGCTGCCGGACGGTGAGCTGGAAAAGCTTTTCCCAACCGCTGAATAACAGCCGCCGCTAAGGCGGTTTTTTATGCCCTGTTCCGGCAGGGCTGAGAGGTATTCATGGTTACCCAGGAGCAGGCAAAAGAGTATCTGGTGAGCCAGGGTATTACGCTGCCAGACTTCATTCTCTCGGCGCTGGTCGAGCAGGCAAACAGCATTCAGGAATGTCTGGATGCTAATTACCCGCCAGCGACTGCGTTACTCATTCAGATGTACCTGTTAGGACTGATGGGGCTGGGGCAGGGCGATAAATATATCAGCTCTCAGTCAGCCCCATCTGGTGCGTCGAGATCATTCCGCTACGGCTCATTTGCAGATCGCTGGAAGGGCTCGCTTGGGCTTCTGCGCGGTCTCGACAAAAACGGGTGTGCCACTGCATTGATACCCGCCGACCCAACTCAGCAGTCTTTTGCCGGAATCTGGATAGCGAAGGGCGGTTGCATGTGTGGGGGGCGTCGATGAGCTGGCTGCCGGCATCACAATTACCCAAGCCATTCGAACGCGTGTGGGTGACAACTTCAAATGGTCGGCAGACAACCGGCTACGTGAACAGCAGCGGTGAGTGGGTGATTAACTGTCCTCGCATTGCTGCTGAAAGGCCAAATGTAATCAGCTGGAGGAGATAGAAATGATTCTTGAGGATATGACTGTCAAATGGCTGGAAAAACACAATGGTCATATAGTTGAAAAAGCTGGTTTTATGAAGCTTGGCGATTTCCATTTCTCGGGCGACGGTCTCAATTTTACGCACAAAGGGGATCAAGTTAACCACAGCGGTGTAGCCATGTATGCTGTCTACCGGGAAGGTGACCATGAGCTCGCTGGGTAACTGGTCATACACGGCGCAGGCGACTATCTGGAAGCCTTTGGGGCTGGATGAGTACGGCGATTCTCTTGGCTGGTCTGAGCCACTGGTAATTGCCTGCGACTATCAGGGTGGACTCAGTAAGCGATTAGGTGCCATAGGTGGCGAGAAGGTCGTAAAGAACACCATATGGACCGAGTACGCACTGGCAGATACCGGTGATTACATCCTGATTGGTGAGTCGAGCAATCCTGACCCGATCGCAGCGGGCGCTGATGAGGTTATGCAGGCTATTCGCTATGCAGACACCTTTGAGCGGCTGGCTGATGATTATGCAATTCTGACCGGAGTCTGATATGGGCGTGAAAGTTAAAGGCATCCGCCAGGCTCAGCAGAACCTCAACGCACTGATTGGTGACATTCAGGGCAGGAAGGCAGTCAGGGCCTTGCAAAGCGCATTGATCATCGGTTCATCACAGGCGGCTCTGTACACGCCTATCGATACATCCACGCTCATCAATAGTCAGTACCGCGAGCTGAGCGTAAACGGAAGCAGGCTAACCGGGCGCGTGGGCTACTCGGCGAACTACGCCGTTTACGTTCATGACCCTAACGTGCCTCAGACATTTCGGCGGGCAACGGCTCAGAAGGAGTTTCTGACCAAGGGATTCGAGGATACCCGCGACCTCATCGACCGTACCATTAAAAAGGAGATGAGCTTGTGAATCCTCCAATGCACCAGCGCGTTAAAAATCTACTTATCGGTGCCGGCCTGACTTCCGGATACACGGTTCAGTCACTCATCTGGACTGATACGGGCGACCTGAAGCAGCGGTTCATCGTGTTTCGGCCCAATGGCGGCACGCCGGTAGACAGAGATATCGGCTCCGACCATTACGTGCTTGTTGACCTGATCACCGGCAAGTCTGCAGGAGATTACGCAAAGTCAGAGTCTGACGTGCAATCCATCATCGACTACGTGCAGCAAAACCCTATCAGCGACCCCTGCGTCGGCCAAATCACCAATATGGGTGGCATACCATCACCAATCCCCACGGCAGAGGGGCGTATGGTCTGGCGCCTGCAATTTGCCTGTTCTTACGGCGAATAGACTGTATAATTAACCAGTGGCTAGGCTGATCCCCGAAAGCCCGGTTTCGTCGCCGGGTTGCCACACCCACTCTAATGACGAGCAACTTTGACGAGGTTGTAATGGATATTGATAAAGACAAAGAGTTACCAATTTATTTCCTGAGTGAATGCTTTTTATATGATGCAAAGACTGGAATTGTTTTATGGAAAAACAGGCCTGAGCGACACTTCAAATCGAAAGCGGCTTACGTTAATTTCAATCGCGACAATGCCGGTAAAAAAGCAGGATCCATTAATAATCGTAAGTATCTTCTCACTAAGTTGATGGGTAAAACCTACATTTTGCATCGCATTGTATGGGCATTGCATCATAGGAATCATCCTGATGGATTTGTCGACCACATCAACGGTGACAGGTCTGACAATAGGATTGAAAACCTCCGAGTTGTCAGCAATGAAGAGAACACGAGAAATGCGAAAAAATACGAAAACAACACCAGTGGTTTCGTCGGTATCCACAAGCGCAAAGATAACGGCAAGTATTACGCATTTATTAGCAATGGAACCAAAAAGGTCAATCTTGGGCATTACTCAACCTTAGATGAGGCAGTATCAGCCAGGAAATTAGCTGAAATAAAGTACGGATATCACGAGAACCATGGCAGATAGCGATGGTTTAACAAACAAGCCCGCCTAGTGCGGGTTTTTTATTGCCTAAAGAAAGAGGAACTACACCTATGGCTATCTGCCAGACCGACAACACGAAGCTTTTCGGCAGAGCGATTGTGCTCGAAATTGCTGATGGCTGCGCTGATACCGTGCCGCAAGAATCAGAATGGATGGCGCTTGCTGCCGGGACCTCGAAAAGTTTTGACCTCAGCCCAAACTCAGTCAGCTCAGATGCTGACGACACGAAGGGCTATGTCGAAAACATTGTCACCAATGCCGATCTGACCATTTCCTTTGAGGGTGAAGTGCGTCGTAACGACCGCCTTGACCAGTATGGCGTTTACCGGCTGATCAAATATTTCAACACGGAAATCCAAGCTGCTCGCCAGCCTACAGTCTGGATTCGAATGGAATTTGGTGCGGTGACATTCATTGGGTACATGCTGATTAATGCTCTTAGCTCAGATGGCGGTAGTAATGACATTGTGACGTTCTCCACTGAGTTCAAAGTGGCTGATGCAACCACCATTCAGGTAATCGACACTGACGATGCCGTTGCAGTAACTGGCGTCACCGTCACCCCGGCAACAACCTCTCTTGCTGTAGGCGCAACCCGTCAGCTGACCGGAACCGTGTTACCAGCTGATGCAACTGATAAGTCCGGCACATGGACAACCTCAGATGCTACGAAAGCCACCGTCAGCAGCACCGGGCTGGTTACTGGTGTGGCCGCTGGCACCGCGACGATCACCTTCAAGTCGAACGACGGAAATTTCACAGGTACCACAACTGTAACGGTTACTGCTTCGTAGCCATTCCAAAGGGCTGGTTTCAGCCCTTGATAATGTTTATGGAGACCACATGACGCCGTATAAAGAAATTGGTGAGTGCCTCATCACAGCCGGTGAAGATGAATATTTTTTCCGTCCGTCATTTGCAGCAATGAGCCGAATCGGTGAGCCGCAGGAGATTGTTCAGGCCTTTGCCGATCTGCACCACGATGAGCTGACACCTCTGATAGAGCGTGCAACTGCCGCATATGGACATGTTCCCGCCTGGCTAATCGAGCACATCCGCAGCTGCAATTACGGAAAGCGAGCGCTTATGGCTGCCATGACTGTGATGCAGGCGTGCTGTGAGGATGATTTGTCTGCTCTTATTGGTGAGTTCCGTCCGGCCAGAGCGAAAGGCAGGACATTTAAGCGCCGCATGGGCCTGATGGGTGATTTTGAGATGCTGCTAATCGCTCAGTCCCTGATAACACACGGCATCATCGGCAAAGCGAAAGTACGCCAGCTGCAGCGCCATGAAAGCGGTAAGGCGACGACAGAGTTTAATGCGTTCGATTACATTAACGCCGCCAGAAACCACTTTGGCGTCAGTCGTGATGAGGCAGCGCAGTTAAGCATGACGGAATTCCAAATGATGCTTGCAGCCAAATACCCTGACCAGAAGGGATTCACGCGGGAAGAGTACGATCAGGTTGCAGATGACTACCTAGCTAAAAAGGCGAAGAGACTGGCGAAGGCGTCATAACACAAGCTCGATAGTTTTGTTGCTTCCCATTGCGATGCATCCCAGCTAGGATTTATCTCATCTTTTGCTTTGGGGATAGGGATATGAATAAATTATTTTCGTTGTGTTTGTGTACATTGCTGTTGCCTTCACTATCGCATGCTGGTGAAAAAATGAAACCAAAGGATATTGAATGGTTGCAAGGAATTCCTGAGGTAAAATCCATAGGTTGTGATGCATACGAAGATAGCTCTTACTCAACAACAGGGCGCGAGGGTCTTGAAATAAGCGAGACTTCTTTCAAAGACAAAAGGTTGAATGCTGATAGTAAGGTTACTTGTGATCTATGGGCTAAAACTGATGACCTTAAAATACCCGTATTGCAGGTAACAGAATCCTTTAAGGTAGATGGAGTTAACGTCAACATCTTTCACTCCGACGCGTCTGGAACCATTGGCAGGGATTACAGCGATAAGAGCGCATGGAGTACCGCCTGCAAAACTGACACGATGACAGATGATGTAACTTGTTACGTAAGCCATAAGAGTTTCTACGTCATCAAAAATAAAACAGGCTACAACGTCCTGGTAGGAAGTGATCATTTTCCGGGAACGGTTGCTTATGTGAGGATCGGCAAACAAAAGCCGATATCATCAGGCAAGGATGGCATTTTTTCCTCTGATGATTCATTGAAGATAATCGAGTCAGTAAGTAAGCAAGGCATAGTTTCCACGCGATATACAAAATGGCCTTATGAAACGCCAGTGGATGAAAAACTTGATACCAAATATTTTGAGCAGGCTAAGAAAATCTTAGATCTAATCTTTGATAATCACACCTGAATAAAATAAAAATCACCAAACCCCGCTCAGGCGGGGTTTTTTTACGCCCGGAGATAGATGAATGGCGAGCGAGCAGCAGGTTGGCAACATCGTTTATGAAGTAGAAATGAACGTCGCGAAGTTGCTGGAGAATCAAAAGAAGGTAAATGATCGCCTGGATAAGCTGCAAGGCAGCTTCGATGACACGTCTAAGTCTGTGTCTGGCGCTGAAAAGTCATTTTCCTCATTATCAAAGGTCGCCAGCGCTCTGACTGCCGCCCTGTCTATCCAGCAGGTTGCAAACTATGCCGACGCCTGGACGACGCTGAATAACAAACTTGCCAACTCTATCCGAACTGGTGAAAGCCTCGCAGAAGTTACCCAGCGCGTTTTCGACATAACCCAATCTACGCGCTCAAGCCTGGACGCAACAGCATCCCTATATGCCCGCCTCGAACGCGCTACTCGTGAATATGGCACAAGCGCTGAGAATGTAGCGAAGCTAACTACAATCATAAATCAGGGCTTTGTTGTATCAGGCGCAACTGCTCAGGAAGCTGAGAATGCCATCATCCAGTTGTCTCAGGGCTTAGCTTCAGGGGCGCTGCGGGGTGAGGAATTTAACTCAGTAAACGAGCAAGGCAACCGGCTAATCGTTGCCCTGGCTGATTCAATGGGCGTCAGCATAGGCCAGATGCGAGCCATGGCGGCCCAAGGAAAGTTAACAACAGACGTAGTGGTTAATGGCCTGCTGGGTCAAGGCGATGCAATTGGCCGCGAGTTTGCCAATACCACGCAGACGATAGGTCAGGCATTCCAAACAGCCGGGAACAATATCACTCAGTTCGTCGGAAGTTCGGCAACGGTTAAAGCTGGCGTGGCTATCTTCAATGATGCAGTGATTACCCTGAGCGAAAACCTTGACGTAGTATCGACTGTAATTCTGGCCGTATGAACACGCCACTCAAGCCATGGACGCTATACGTCAATGACGTAAGCATGGATCAGAACGATGTGACCGTTACGTTGACGCTTAAAAATCCGCTTAATAACAACGTTGGCCGGCTGTACACGCCAGAGGAATTCCCGGGGTTACAGAATGCTTAAATCTGAGTTCATTGAGAAGGTGACTGGTGTGCCATGGCGTGACAGGGCATGCACCTTTGAGTCTATGGATTGCTGGGCGCTGGTAGTTCTCTACTACCGTCATGTGCTGGGCGAAGAGATTCACCACCAGCCTGACTACGAATCTGGCGCCGACTTTCTGACGTGCTTTACAGGCGAGGTCGTTTACTGGCGGCAAACGGATATCTTCAGTGACAGCGGAATCTTTATTGCCTGGTACGGCAGCCAGCCTGTTCACGTCGGACTTACTCTTGACGGCCGGGCTTTGCACAGTCGCGGAGAGAGCGGGCATGTGCGATCAGACAGCATCCGAACAATACAAAAAATATTCACGCGCGTGGAGTTCTACCAGTATGCCAATTGTCCAGATTCAGCGTGTTCCGGGGCTGCCCAAAGAGAGAGTTAAAGCCCCCGCGGGTGTGCCGTTCAATGAGTGGCTGGCAGGCCAGAATCTTCATAACGAACTACGCATCAGCGTTAACGGTCAGGAACTGCGGGACGATGACGATATCGGCTTCAGCCTGCAAGAAGAAGACCGCGTTATCATCTTCGACCAGCCTAAATCAGGCGACCTTGCCAAAACCCTCCTCAATCCGCTTGAGCACTTCAACCCGATAAAGTTTACTCAGAAAATCATGAGCGGGCTCATCAAGCAGCCTGGGACAGGCAATATCGGGCAAAGCAAGACGTCATCGAATAACAGCCTGAAGGGGCAGTCTAACCTTGCCCGAAATGGGGAGGCAAAACCCGATAATTATGGTCTTATCAGGGCATTTCCTGACCTGATTCAGGAGTCTCTTTTCGAGTATTCAGGCAACCTAAAATATCTTACTGAATTCATGAACTTTGGTATTGGAAAATACACTGTCAGCTCAGTCAGGTATTCGGAAAGCAATCTGGGGTCGATGGCTGGCGCGTCGTTCACCGTATATAACCCGGGTGATGTGATCGGCACGATAAATGAGGGTTATCAATTCGATGATGTAGACGGTCAGGAGGTGCCTGGCAAGAACGAATCTGGTGAGTTCCCCATTGAGAGCGCCACTGCTAGCACTGTGATAAGCGGAAGCTACTCCGGCGGCCAGATTCTAATGAAGATCGTCAAACAGGCCAGTTTTGATTACTTCATGGGCCTAACATTGCCCCATGCTGTGTCGTTCGTCATCAATGTTACATACCCTACGGCCAGCGGCAATGTCACAGAGGACTTTACATTATCTGGCAATCTGATTTCTGCCATTCAAACATCCAATGGATCCGTTACAGCACCCGTTTATTACTACAACTTCGTAATGGATAGCATTGAGGGTTCCAATGCTTCGTACATCAGCAACGCCACCATTAATACTACGAAGTTCATTCTCAATGACAATCAGGCGTTAGTGATTGGTCCTTTTTTCTCACCGGTTGAGTCGACGGAACTTTGGCTGCATACGCAGTCAGGGCTTGGTGGAAAAAGTGAAACTAACTGGCAGGTGACTATCTGGAAAGTTGATAGTGAAAACGTTCAGATCCCCGGCACGACACAAACCTTCACATACAGGCAGACCACGCCTCACCAATCAACATCTGATACTTTTTACCGCACGGACAAACTGACACCCACTGGTGGTTATGGCAGGTACGCTGTTAGCTTCCAGAGAACAGACAATAGCGGAGATAACAGTAAGCTAAAGGTAGAAGCCATTCACGGAGTGAACATAAGAACTAACGTGGTCTATCCGAACGACACATTGGTCCGTGTAACAGTGCGTCAGACGGAGAACGCCACAAGTTCACGGGATCGGAAATACAACGCTCTGATAAACCGCCATGTCATCAGTTACAACCTGACAACGCAAAAGGTTGATTACATAATCCGGGCATCGCGTAAGTTCGCAGACATTGCCTTGCACAACTGGCTGATTGTAGGCGGGCAGTCAGAAAGCTCGATTGATATTTACGGACTCTATCAGATTCAATCGGAGCTAGACGCTCGCGACTCCAGACTGTCGTGTTTCGATTACACGTTTGATGACGAAGATGTTTCGCTGGGCCAGCGTATGGAGACTATTTGTGATGCTGCCGGTGTAAGTGTTTATTGGGACGACAGTGTCCTGTCTTTCACCCTGGACAGTAAGCGCAGCACTCCAGCAACGGTTTTCAACAGGTCTAACACTGTCGACTCCGGTTATTCATTAAGCTATGACATGACACTACCGGGCGGGTATGACGGCGTTGAAGTTCAGTATCGAAACCCGACCACCAATAAACAGGCATTTGTTCGCTACCGGATTAGAAACAACCAAATTGAGCTCGGTACGCCGAACAAGGCAAAAAAGTTCGAAATGATGTATATCCGGGACGCTTTCCAGGCTGACTATCGCGCTCAGAAGGAATGCCGCCGGTTGCTTTATTCGCGTATGAGCATGGCAATTACCGCGCTGGCAGATGGAGAATGGGTGAACGTAGGCGATATGGTTCAGGTGCCGGACACTTATGACACTAACCAGCAGGCCGGTTACATTGTTTCCCGCAATGGCAATACGTTTGAAACCAGCGAGCGCATCAACTTCTCTGGCTCGATGTTTGTCGTCATTACTGATTCGCTGGGCAATACCTCCGCGAGATATGCAGCCTCACCCATCGCCAACACTGCTTTTGGCTTTACGGCTGCTGTTCCTGACATGGACCTCAACATCTTCGACGGCTATGACGTTCAGTCTCCATCAAGATACGTCATCGCCACAACTGAAGAGCTCAATGCGACGCAGTGGATCATCAGCGAGAAGCAGCCTAATAGCGATGGCACTACCGCATTAACCCTCGCGGAATATAGCGATCTGATTTACACCTGACAGATATCAATCCAACACCAGGCCAGCCATTGAGCTGGCTTTTTTTATGGAAAAAATATGACAACCCAGCCAACAAACAACCCTGTTCCAAGTGAGTCCCCGCGCGACCTTAAATTCAACGCTGGGAAAATTGATGAATTTGTCACTTCGCTTGAGCAACAATATATAGACCGCTTTGGTGTAAGCCACTACACCATAGAGGGTCTCAAAATGTGGGCCCAGCAAGCAATTTCAGCTTACGGTTGGGTGCCAGCCGGCTCATTCCAAGCTGGTGCAAATCTAACACTACCTAATCAGATTCTTAAAGATACGACTGACGGTGAATATTATCGCTGGGATGGGGCGTTCCCGAAGGATGTTCCTGCTAACTCTACTCCATCTTCAGCGGGGGGAATTGGTTCTGGTAAATGGATTGCTGTTGGTATTGGCGCACTGGCAGGAGAGGGGATAAACGAAGGTGACGCACTAATTACTGTCAAGCAGCCTTATGCAGGGTCCGTTGCTAGAACACAGCATAATTTTAATGCGCAATTCTCAAGCATTCTTGATTTTCTAGGTGATACCTATAACGGCACAACCAATGCGGCGGCTGCGTTTAATGCTGCAAATACATTGGTTCCAAAGGGTAGGCAAATTCTTGTTCCAGCAGGAAATTATTTGCTTAGTACAGATGTGGATTGTTACGGTCGCCACTTCATCTTCGAAGAGCCTGTGACCTTTTCCGGCTCCGGCTATCTGCGACGTGCTGTAATCCACCGCTATGATGGTTCAACTGGTTCGGTGAGCGTTGCCAGTAATGGTGTGCGTGGCGGAGATGGCAATCCTCAATATGGCACCATGTTCAGGTACGGTGGTAACGCCGGTAACGTGACGGGGTTCCAGATTGGTGGGGCGGATCCAATCCATGGCACTGATGGAATTGTTCCATTCATTGATGGGTATTCAAGCTGGCTGACTATGCAGCCTAGCAAGTACCCCAGCCCGGTAGAATTGGCTATTCAACCGTCTTCTCGAGCAGGTAAATGCACGACTGTTGCAGGCACTAATCAGGTAACTATTATCGGCGGTGCGGGCCTAACTTCAGCTGAAGTAGGTAAAACAGTCTGGCTAAAGGATGCTGGCTATACCGTAGCAAGTGTGGGGAATAATACATTTACCGTAACGAACCTGAACGGCACCGCTGTCAGCTTCTCTTCATCGGCAACAATGACTTATATCTGTTGTTATATCTGGGGGCGCGGTAAGTGCAATGTCAGCGGTACTGCCATCACAAGAATATCCGGAGACCCATTTATTCCACTCAACAACATCGTAACCACTTTCGTTGTTAATGGCGTAACAACCACGCAAGCCGCTTATACAGACTCCTGGTCAGCAACGCTATCAGCTTCAGCTGGCACCGCGAGCAACGTTGATTATTACTGGTGGGGTAGCGTTGATAATCTTGTCTCAGCCTTACGCGTCCATCGCTTGTCTGGTGCTGGGTTTGAGGAAAATGTATCCATCATTGCCTCTGCTCGCGGTTTCTATCATCTCCATGCAGCCTCAGGTAGCACAGATCAATATCCCCTTTATATTGGCAGTGGTTATGACTCTGACGGAACCGCTCGCAGGCAAATCACCGTTGACGGTACGAATGGTGTAACCACTGTTGGAGGTGGCTACGGAAGATCCGCAGCAGAGTTTGGATACCGAAATTTTTCCACCGGAGATGTTAACCGATTTAGATTTGATGGCGGCACAGCTGGCAACCCAGCCTCTCTATCAGCTGTAGGTCCAGACACTAATATCAACACAGTGATGGCTGCTAAAGGTTCAGGATTTATCCAGTTCAACAGCGTCATACGGCCAAACGCGGCAATTGTTTTCAATGTCGATAATGCCTACACCATTGGTGCATCTGGAGCGAGGGCATCTCAGGTTTGGGCGGCGAATGGAGCAATTCAAACGTCTGACGGTAACCTGAAAACTAATGTGGTTGATTCAGAGTTGGGGCTCGAATTCATTAAAGGGCTGCGACCAGTGTCATACCGGTTTATCAGTGGCGGTAACATTGTTGAAGAGGTTGAAGACGGTTACGAGGAAGTCGAGCGGCAGGTTACAGAAATTACCGATTCTACGGAAATGGTCCAAGAGCTAGTGGAAATTGATGGCGTAAAAAAATACGTTCGTTCATATGTCACTAAGCAGGTTGAGCGTCCTGTATTTGATTCAATAGACGTCGTGGATGAAAGTGGCAATTACCTGGAAACCATCAGTCAGCCCCGCATGGAAATAGTAAAGGTTCCAAAGATGACGCAAAAAATTACGTCGGTTGCTGGCAAGCGCACACATTTTGGCTTTATTTCTCAGGAGGTGAAGGCATTACTGGATAAGCTTGGCGTGAAGGACTTTGGAGGATATGTCGAAGGCGAAGATGGCACTCTAGGATTGCGATATGAGCAGTTCATTGCTCCGGTTGTGAAAGCTATAAGTGAGTTGTCCGAGCGACTTGACGCATTAGACCAAAAGTAAAAAAGGGGGCGAAAGCCCCCTTCATGTTTTTAGCGCTTAACGATACGCTTAATCTCAGCGACCTGCTTACGCAGAGAGATGATCTGAATCAACATAAAGATAAAGATGATAAGCAGGATTGCTCCTACTGGAATCCCCACCTTCATAAGGTTGAAGCCTTTGAACCATACGCTTCCACCTACCCCAAACCGCCAAACAGGCTCACCATTAGGCGCTGCGATGGTCAGGCCTTCCTGCCCAGGCTGAATAAACAGCTCGCGGCCTTTAGAGTAAATCTGTCCACCGTCATAGTGCGTAAAGCTGATGCCAGTTTTAGGACCTTCTGAGTTAATCTTGATCGCACTGTCGGAATAGTGGGTCTGCTCGAAATCGATACCTGTTTTGCCTGCCGGAGTAGCCGAGTAAATCAGGGTTGAGTCGGGGTTAAGCGAATTATATGCAATGATGCCGTAATGCCAGGTGCCTTTACGCTCACCAGGCTTTTTCGACATGTCATCAGAATCTTCAGAACGTAACTCAATAGCCGCGGTGTTCGTGTTGCCGAAGCCGACAATCTGCATGCCAGACTTCGAAAGAGGACGACCTATTTTTTCTGATACCTGACCGTTAGGCAGGCCACCATTCAGCACGTCGATTTCCAGTCCAACAAGCTGGGCGTCAAAATCTTTGTCTTCAAACGAAGGTGTGCCCTCAGGGACATATTTTTCCCAATGAACCGGCCATGAACGAGCTGACAGGAATCCGCCCCACGTTTTGGCACCCGGGTAAAACGCTCCGCTGTCGCCCCAGATAGATACGCCGTTTACCGTTGGAGAAAACGTCCATACTTCACTCAGGAAGTTCTGGTAATGGTTGTGGGAGTTAGAGTATTCGTGTGAGTCCTGCGCCCGGTTAGGGTTGTCCGCATTAGCCTGCATGGGCTCACCTTTCCACGACTCGACTTTTGCGTCGTAAGGTACCACGTCAGAAATTACGAAGTTCTTGCCGAGACCAACACCCAGATTGCTGTATTGAGGCCATTGCCCCTCAAGGCGAGGATGGTTGCCGCGAACAATGTCGATACCGCCATTGTAACGCTGGTCAACAATGCGGGTATTGTCGTTAGGCTTGACCGGCATCTCGCCACGCGGAACGTCTGGAGCCAGGATGATCGTGCCACCATTTTTGTTAGCTTCGCTAATGGCTTCAGACAACTCGCCATAGTTCGATGCTTTAATAGTGGTCGTCTTACCTAAAATTGTTTCCTCGTAGTCAAGCGCGTGCGCTGATAGAGACAGCGCCATAGCCGCAGAGGCAAGAAATGCCGCAATAGTTCTTTTCACCTTTACTCCATTAATATCGCGTAAAATTTAGTCCATTATCGCAGGACCACACCTTAGGGGCAGGCTTTGTCGCAAGACGTCCCCCGCGCTCATCAAAAGCCTTAGTTTTCTCACCGTTAGATGAAATGTAGCAATTGTTATCTATCACGTAATTATGCCATTTCTGTTGCTCATTGATGTTTTGAGCGATCTCATGGCAAACAAAAACTGTCAGAAGCAGAGCTACAATCCACCCTGCCGCCCTTGCTGTGCGAAAAAGAACAGAAAAGCCGTTACATCCGGCTGAAGCATGATTCGGCTTCATATCATTCACCCCAATATTGGTTACGTGCGGTCCGGCTTCGCTGGCCGATAAGTAAAATACATGCATTTATCTAAATGATCATCTACTAACACCTTCTTACGATTAAAATCCAAAAGATTATTTAATTACCTCTTCACGCACTGGGTTACGCACGTTTAGAAAAATACGATTAACCCTCTTGATCAAATCCATCGATCGATATTACTGTTTATACATACAGTATTTATCAGAGGAGGATTTAACATGCCGCGGGACTAACAAATCAAAGACGCATTTTTCAGTGCCATCAAACGAGAGGCATCAGGCCGTTATGTCGTTACCACACAGGACTTCGTTCATCAACTGGAGCGGGTTAACTGGCATTTCAGCCTGCGGGAGGCTAATCAGTGGATAAAGGTCCACACGTCGACGTTCAGGGACATATCAACGCAGGAGGGTGAGTCCAAGACCTACGCTCAGTTCAACCCGAACGGGGGAATCTGACATGGGATTTCCCTCACCTGCGGCTGACCACATCGAACAGCGTCTTAACCTGAACAGTATCCTGATGCCAAACCCGGCCAACATGATGCGCATTGAGACGCCAGAGGGGTTCGTGTTGGTAGACCGTTCGGTACGGCCGAAGCCCGGTGACAGGGTCGCGTATCAGCTTGAGGATTACCCGCAAATCGGGAAGCTTTTCCCGAGCGGCATAATTACTCAGGACGGTGAAACGATCGATGGAGAAGGTTTAGAGTGTGTCATTGTGCTGGGGAAGGTAACGGCCGAGGTGCTGGCGGTATATGAGCCCTACCGGCCGACTATCTGATGGGACATGTTTCCAGCTGTTTGAAGCGTGGCTATATTAGGCATAAGATGTTCCCAATCCCGGCGATAAAAACATAGCGAAATTTTATTTAGTACAGCAACTAGTACATAAAAATAGATTCATGCAAAATGAAGCCACCTAAGTAATTGATGGTAAAAGAATATCGACATAAAACAATTAATTTACCTGTGTAATCTCGAACGCGAACGCCATTTTGGCCGGGCCGCCGAAGCCAGTTTTGTCACCCAGCCGACCCTTTCGATGCGCCTGAAAAATCTGGAGCGTGAACTGGGCCTGTCGCTGATTAATCGCAGCAATAACTTTGCCGGTTTTACGCCGGAAGGCGATCGGGTACTGGCCTGGGCGCGGGAAATCGTCTCGGTTTACCAGGGATTGAAGCTGGAAGTGGAGTCGCTGAAACATGGGGTCAATGGCACCCTGCGAGTCGGGGTGGTGCCACAGTGCAGCGTGGCGTTGCCGCTGTTGCTAAAGGCGGTGCAGGCGCGTTATCCGCAGCTTGATTACCGGATCGCGGTGCTGAGCGCCGACCAGCTGCTGGAAGCGCTTAACAGCCACACCGTGGATGTAGGCATTGGCTTTTTTGAGATGGCTACGCTGCGCGAACTCCATTTTCAGACGGCAATGCTGGCCGATCGTGGGGTTGAGGCGATCTTCCATCCCGATCATTTTCCCGATCTGATCTCTGGTGAGCCGCTCACGCTCAGTGAACTGGCGCAGCAGCCGCTCTGTCTGGCCGAACAGACGCGTTACTTTCGCCGCTATCTCGACATGGCGTTTCGCGAAGCGTCGCTGGTACCGCGGGTGATTGTCGAAAGTGCCTCGGTGATGCAGCTGATGCAGTGCGCGCAGGTTGGGCTGGGATTGCTGGTCTCACCGGTCGGCCATTTGCTGCCTGCTTCCCTGCAGGGATTACAGCAGCGGCCGATTACGCTGCCGCCGATGGCGCGCGAAGCGGCGCTGGTGATTGCCGAACCGGGACGCGCAACCCCTCTGGCGCAGCACTTTTTCGACGAAGCGCGCGGCCAGTTACCGGTTTAA